CCATCGCCATTATTTGTTATAGTGCCATTAGGAAACTTGAGCGCTGTGGGAGTTCCAGATGGTGTACCATCAACCTCTTGAATCGTAATGGCCGTACTGGCTGGAAACGTAACTGAATACGATCCATCGCCATTATCTGTTAACGAGCTATTAGGAAACTTGAGGACAGTTGGAGTTCCGGACGGTGTGCCATCTACCTCTCGAATTGTTAGCGCTGGTGTTGCGGCTGGAAACGTTATTGTAAACGAGCCATCGCCATTATCTGTTAAACTAGCATTAGGAAATTTTAGTGTATCCGGTGAGCCAAGCGGTGCACCATCAACTTCTCTGACAACTAGAGGCGGGACGATTGATGCCGCTACTTCATCAACCGCACTCTGCACGTCTGTAGCAGCAAGTCCACTGCTACCATTATCGTACGTTACGCCAGTACCACCAAGCCCGGTAATTGCTCCACCATAAAGTTGCGTACCACCACTCTGAGTAATAGGCTTCACAGTGGCACGGGCTATTTGGCGAGCAGCATCATCAGTTTCACCTTTAATGCGCATAAACAAGCGCCGGTAAACTGCGGATACTTCTGGCGTGATGATTGGATCGTCCATGATTCCTAACTTATTACCTTAGCGGGTAGCTTGATGATATTACTCCTGGCACTCTACCAAGAGCAGTTGATCCAGTGCTTTCTTTTGTCCACGTTACACCAGCATCTGTAGAAATCCATATATAAGGAGCGGTTCCGCTAGCATACAAAAGATTAGGATTATCTTGATCGGCAGACAATACTTGACCAATTTCTGCCACGCCGCCGAAATCAGAGTCACCACTTATTCCAGATACGATAGACCACGTGCTACCAGAATTAGTAGATCGATATAATGTATTTAGTCCAGTGGCATCATCATGATAAGATATTAGAACTATGTCCGCATCTACTGCGAATGGCTTTCCAAAGAAACTCCCAAGAGTATTTACTAGCGGGCGAATGTCTACTACCGCTGTGTCACCAATTCTAAATACGTATTGTGCACCCGCACCAACTGATCCAGCAACGCCATATGCTTGTCCACCAACCCCAGGCGTACCAGTTAACCTGCCCACCGACGAATCATTAACTGTATCATTAACAACTGAGGTCACTCCTCCAAGAGTGTAGAAGAAGTGTCGATTCACTCCCGATATAAGACGATCATTGGTAAACCATACACGATCTGATGCAGGCCAAATACTTACGAATCCTTGTTGGCCAGTACCTGTGGGATATAACGTCGCAACTTGAGTCCAAGTTGTTGGATTCTGCGCATCAGCTTTCCAAACACCAGTTGCAGCATCAGCTAGATGCACTCCAACATAAATATCATTACCACGTGAACTGAGAGAACGAAGATCGTAAGTTTCAACACTTGCATTTATTAGAGTTTGGTCGTAGAGAGTCCATGTTGCACCATAGTTATTTGACCGATACAGGTGCTCAAGAGAATCATCATCGTCATCTTCTAAGATTGCCCACACAACACCTGGATAATTTTGTGATGCAGCAACGTCAAAGCACCACCATTTGTTACTAGCATAAGGGTTTCGATCTACCCAGGTATTGTTACTAAGTTTAGCCCTTACTCCAGCACCGCCAAATGATCCAACATATCGATACCCAACATATACTAATGCAGTTAATGGTGGCGCTGTGGGTTCAGCATATGATCCTATTGACACCCCACTAACACTCACAGCGTCAACTGTCCTATCATTTTTTCTATGTCAGTTAAAAGAGCAACATCGTTATCGCTCTGAGATGTCCTTTTAAGCTCAGCTAATCTTGACCTCATATGACTCAGTAATGAATCGTTTCTATTTGACTTTGGTTTCGGAGGCACCTTGTTCCTTGCCTGTCGCAAATCAAGAGCAGTTTGAGCTAAGAACTCAATGAGGTCAATATCTTCATCTATTACTATTTGTTTGTCAACATTACGCTTGATTCTCCGAAATTCAGGATATGGAGAATCTGCAATTTGTTGTAGTGATTTTTTAGCTTGTAGGTACGGACTTAGAATTGGCATAACACTACTGCTTTATTATGGCTAACGTATGTGGAAGATTAAACTTGCTTTCGGTATCTGTATCGGCTGGACCTATTAATCCTCCCTGTGCTCGTTCCCATGTAATACCGTTATCAGGCGATCCCCACAGCAGCATATTTCCATTAAAGCCTAAGTCCGGCTCATTTGGACTTGTAGCTACAAAAGCATTGTTATCTAAAATATCTATTGGATGCTGTGTACTTGACTGTCCAGAATCTCTACCTAAGTCTGTCATTGGCCCAAATACACATGTCCACGAATCACCGTTATCCGCTGATCGCCAAATCTCACCAACCTGAACATTATCGGGGGACGTATAGCCAGTAACCAAACACAAAACAACTGCCCCATCAACGGCTGTGTATATCTCATTAGACGATACCGGTATGGTAGATGGAGGCGTTACTTCTGTTAATGTCGTTCCATCGAGACGGAAAAGTCGTCGTCCTTCCACAGTATAGTTGCCAGTTATAAATACTGGTGGCGTGCTACCCAATAAAGGATCGCCCTCAATTGTACTGCAACTCCATATGCCGGCCCCACTAGGAAGAAGAATATTTGTTGCACCAGTTCCATCTAAGTTATATCGAGTAACTCCAGCAGGATTACTAGCTCCAGTACCAAATGTCTGATATAGATAACTAGCATTGGCAAACAGTCCGCGCACTCGCTGTTCACCATTAAACTGCGTCGAACTGTCTCCAACTATTCTTGTCCAGCTTGATCCACCATTAACTGATTTCCATATTCCAACTGCCCCATTAATAACAAAGGCAGTAGTTCGTGTTACTTCAATAACGTAGATGTCTGTATCTTTTGGTGAGCAAAATCCAAACATCAGCCGCTGTGGAAATGATTGCTGGATAGTAAAAGTTGGTTTTCCATACGTTGTCCATGTAGCCCCCGCAGTGTCCGTCCTTTTATGGTTAGACGTAGAGTTACTAAAAGGATTCGGTCCGTAAGCTAGGCTTGGAACGTTTTTCGAACTATGCAAACCACTAAGGAACACATTGAAGCCACTCTCTAATGATTCTTCCCAAGTTAAAGCCAAAAGATTATAGACCCATGTGTAATCGTCAGTTGTTAATAGGACAATCGCATCGCCTTGATAATCCAAAATGCCTGGAATTGTTGGTTCTGCATAATCACCTATTGACACGCCAGATACACTCATGAGCTATGCAGCCCTCAGTTTCAAGTATCCAGCGGGAGTACGAAAACCATCAATCGTTTTCCACAGGCCGCCAGCACCAGCAGCAAAATAAACCATATCAACAGTTAGGCCATCACGGTATTCGCCACGATCCTGTGTTGTACCTTCAGGAATATTCTCACCTTGCAACATCGCTGTGGAGCCAGACACTTCACCAAACTGTTGATATGTTCTGCCCTGATCATCCATCGCGTAGAACTTATCTTGACGAATATGTGCAGTCGTCGCTTTAATCACCACAGCGGGTGACAGTGTAGGGAACGTAAACGCCGCGCCAGTATTAGCATTGATTAGTGCACCGGCTGTAGTAACGATAACGTTCCGTGAGTGCGATAGTTGCAAATCAAGGAAATCGCCAGAACGTATGAGGTTCCAGTTGTTACCATAGTCATTACTCACGTAATAGCCAGTATCATTAATAGCATGGATTTCACCAGCTACAAAGCGTGAGAGAATAATTCGGCGTATTGGACTACCACCGGGAGCCGTCTTGACCGTCCATGTAGCGCCACCATCGCCACTAAAAGCCGTACCACCATCTGCAAATCCAGCTAAGATGTTTGCAGTTGAAACATCAGGTTCAATCCACACAGCGGTGATAGTAACGCCGCTGCGAATGATGACCTCATGTGCTGGCGTAACAAGATCATCAGTTGTATACAGGAACATGTCCTCCGCAGCCGCAATAGGCCCATGTCCCATACATGTCATCACTCGGCCACCGGACGGCGTGTGTGAACGCCACACGTTACCATCAAAAGCTTCAAAAGCCTCGGGCGAGTGTCGCATCGTGTACAGCTTACGAATACGAATAGGAACGCCAGCGTTCTCTGGCGACTGTGATGCAGTGCCTACGCTACCGTTCGAATCCGTAACCTCGATAGTTATCAATGAACCAGCGAGGTCGGTAAAGCCAGTTGTAAACTGTGGCTCAGAACCAGCAGTAATAACAACGCCCGGTCCACTCGCTGTCCATGAGCGTGAGACAATGGTGCCTTGCATAGATGTACTGGTATCAGAACATGTAACGATATACATGTTCGAGCCATCGGCTAAAGTCTCTTTGTCAATTGATAGGATAACAAACGAGGCTAGGATGTCAGAATTTGATGGTGCTGTTGGAGTTGCAGCTATTGGAGTGAGTGTTGTACCAGCTAGCGGCCCAATTGCTACCTGTACAGGGAAACCTATCTCATTATCCATAAGCTCGGAAACACAGCCGAGAGATTGTCGCCACTTACCTGAAACATCAGCATCAATAGACAAACTTTGTAGAATCAAGTTTTGCCGCGTGTAGAGATGAACAGAATCCACCTTCACAGTGTTGTAGACTTCTAAAAGATCATCATCCTGTGTGGCGAATTCAACCTTCATCAGGTTGCGATTTAGTTTGCCTAAGACGCGTGTAGAAACATCTTCAGTATTTATATAGCCTGGCGTAGAGCCTTGTACTTGAATCGCCGCGTGCTGATCCCAATACGGCTTATCTTGCCAAGCATACGGATTGGTACTCGTAGACTGAGTTTGAATACCATCAGCGCCAACAATCGTAACGCTCGTAGAGGGCTGGAATTCGGATATGTTCATAGTACCCGAAATGATGTTAACGCCCTCAGTGAATAGCTTCGAGTAGTTGAAGAATGGAATAAGCGATAGATAACGCCGAACTACCATTCCACTTGTCAACGCCCGCGTCCGCCGGCCTTGAGACAGATCATCCATCTCTTTAATAACATCGAGACCGCTTTCTTCTAGAGGCCAAGTTAGGGCTGGAGAGTCCGTACCCAAGTCAGCAAGAAGCAGACCATCACCGGTAATATCGCGCATGTTTGTAGGAATTTGAGCAACGTCCAGAACAAGGTTTACTATATCTTCGTCAACCAATCCTGACAAGTTATACTCTTGATCTGGATAGAGGCTATCCAAAAATCCCATAACATCGATACAGTCAACGGTAATTCGTCCAGGCCATAGCTGAAAGCTTGGATTGTAGGCATAGCCTACGAAGCGCTCAATAACATTATTGAAGCCACCAATAATGACTATATGAGAGCCCTTCTTTATCTCCCCCGCCGCAGGAAAGCTTACGGTGAATTGAGCCTTAGCATAATCTTGGTCTGTGCCACGCTGAATGTGCACGCTCAGTACACGAGGCACTGGCACACCGTTGGCTAAGACTGTAAGTGTTGGACGCCGAATTTCAACAGGCATAAGTTATGCTAATTACTACGAGATGATCCACAGGGCATCACACCAGTAGTGTGTGCCATCGTAATTTTTTATTCTATTCTCCACAGACAATAGTGTCGCCGTAGTCGAAAACGATGTCTCGGTCAGTGTACCAGTCTCTCCTAATCGCGCGACTAGACCAGCAATATTTGCCGCTAACACAATGAGCGGCCATTTAATGAGTGGTGCACTAAAGCCGCCCATATCCAGCACATCAACATTTGAATATGGAATGTGCTCAATGCTGTAGTTTAATGCTTTTTGTTGGTCAGGAATCCTACCATCAGGAGTAGCAACTTGGAATGTTCCTGTACCAGTAGCCGTTGTAAATGTTGCCATAGATTATGCGCCTGGAAGTGTTTTCTTAGCTGGCCTTGGAGCAACACGTTGGGCCTCATCGATAGCTCCTGTGATAGCCATTACAACGCGCTGCCCAATACGATCACTGAGGCCAGTCTCATCAATACCCTGACTTGTAACTTGTACTGCACCCGGATGAATGTTGACTGCCACACTTACGCCTTGAGTACCTGAATCGTTTGTTGAAGTATTCCCCAAGCGGCTCATTACGCCATTAGGAATGATGGTTCCCGGCTGTTCAAACTGAGCTAACCATTCACCATTCTGTAGTTGATACAACGAGCCAGGACCGGTTTGACCACCACTATGCCGTTGCTCTGGCCCCCAAGCCAGTGCTGCGGCCTCGTTGTAATCTCTAATTCCGGCCTCTGTAGAGATGTTGAAAGTTACCCCATTAACCTCTACGATGTTAGGATCACGCGTTTGTGTTTGTGTTGATCCAGAGAAGAAGCCACCAACAGTAGATTGTGCATTTTGAACAAAGTTGCTGCCCGATTGAACTAAGTTGCTACCCGCAGTCTGAGCGGCTTGCACGCCACCCATGACAGCGCCCCAACCATTTTTAATCCAAGCGTTGTAAGCATCCGACCAACCATTAGTCCAGCTTATTCCTGAATTCCAGCCCGAGGTTCTAAAGAAGTCATTGATTCCCGCAAAGAAGTTACCACTTAATTGATTAAACGCATTACTCACAGCCGTCACAGGACTGTTGCTATTCCAGCCATTGATCCAGCTTATCACGGCATTCTGGCCTGAGCCATCAAATAACGGACCAAGAGACGGTAAGTATGTATCAGTAAGATATCTAAATGGTGCCGTTAGCGAGTCGATGAGGTTTTGGCGAGTATCATCCAATGATGTTGTAATGCCATTCCATCGATCTATAATATCATTCTTTATGTTCTCAATTGTATCACCAATATTAACATTCTCGAATGGTGCTTTGAGCGCATTTCCAATCTCCTCCCCGCGCTCCTCAAGCCCTTTAACCGCACCATCAATTAAACCGCCAGCAAATTCCTCCTTCATCTTTAGCGAAGGAGAATCTTCTCGCCAAAAGCCGGTTATGAAATCCCAAATACCTTGGGTAAACCATTTGAGAGAACCAACGACACTATCGGGGCCATTATCCAGTCCTTCAATTAGTCCATCAATCCAACCCTTTGCATGCCTCTTACCAAAACCATATAAGATTTCATCTTGACTACCCAATGTATCATCGAGTATTTGATTAATCTCATTCGAGAACCGTTGTCGCTCATCATCATTGGGGATGAATCGTTCGAGGATCGATTTACCAATTGGAGTAATATGATCTGTCGGACCCGTTTGCACAGCCGCAGCCGCAGCATCGGCAGCATCCCCACCAGCATCACCACCCTCAGCACCTTGTCCACCTTGACCACGTAAGTTTGCTTGTAATGCTTGAGCATGCCCAACAGAATTTTTAAGTGATTCCTCAATTGCTTGAGCCTCTAACTTCGAAAGCTCAAGCTTATCATGGGTGTCTGAAATCGCATTTTTAATATCTTTGACTGCTATAAGCCGTTGATATTCTGCATCTTTGATTTCATTAATTCTTTTTTGTAGGCCAGCAATATCTGCTGCTTTGATAGCATCAGTGATATTGCCTTCAGCGACCTCAATGGCCTTAATTGCTTCTAAACGAGTTTTTTCACCTTCAGCGCGCGCTACAGCAGCTGTATCTTGGCCGTCAATTAATCGTTGCTCTAACTCTAGCCGTTGAAGCTCTAAAGCACTAATTGCTGCTTGACGCTGATCCTCAGCTTGTTGACGAGCTAATTGTTGCGCGTCACGCTGATCTTGTGCAGCTTTTGTTAGCTCTTGTTCGCGCTTTTGCTCATCACGAATCTTGGCTTGTTCTTGGCGCTCTTGTTCGCGGGCAGTACGTTCCTCGGCACGTAAAGCGGCTTGATCAGCTTTATCAGCCTCACGTGCTTGACGTTCCTCTTCGCGTAATGCTTTTGCCTCAGCAACATTCTTCTGACGATCTTGTTGCTCTAGCTCGCGCAGTGCCTTAGCTTCAGCACGATCTTGCTCACGGTTAGCTTTTTCTAGTTCGCGTTCTTCCTTCTGTGCGGCTCGTTGCTGATCTTCAGCTTGAGCACGTGCAGCATCACGCTCCTTTTGGTACGCACGATCCTCTTCACGTCCTTTGCGTTCAAGAGCATTGATCTTGTCTTGAATCGCTTCACGTGCTTTTTCGCGATCTTCTTTTTCCTTCTCTATTTGCGCCTGAAGTTGCTCACGTTTTACAGCAACTTCTTGCTCATGTTGAAGCTCTTTAAGTTGCCGTAACTTATCGAGGCGAGATTTAATAGTGTCAGCTTCTCGAATGCCACGTAAAGCATCCGCTAAAGCTTGCGAGCGCTGATATGCTGCTTCTTGCTTATCTAGTGCTGCTAGTTGTTGTTCAGCGGGAGTTTTGCCAGAATCTCTTTGCGCATCTAATTGTTCGCGTAACTTATCAATCTGATCTTGATAGCGCGACATCTGCGCTTTGTGCTGAGCTTCCCGTTCGCGATCTAAGTCTTGTAGCGCCTCAGCTTCAGCACGATGCGTTTCTTTAATCGCGTCTAGCTGCTCATTACGCTGCTCCTGTGCAGTACGTTGTTCCTCACGTAATGAATCAATCGCTTCACGACGTGCTTCTTGGGCAGCACGTTGTTCCTCACGTAGAGCATCTAAGCGTTCACGTCGAGATTCTTGAACAAGTTGAACCTCTTCACGTAAACCTTCAAGCCTCACAGCGCGTGCGTCTTGTGCGGCCTGATGCTCCTCCTGAAGCTTTTTAACTATCTTATCTTGTGCTTCAGCTTGTTGCTCTAGTGCAGACTTGCCTCTATTTGCAGCATCAATTGCCTGCTGTGCAATCTCTGCACGTTTGTTATCAAGTTGCTGCTGCTTGATTTTGACATCAAGAATTACACGTTCAGCTGCAACCTGGCCTTGTAGTTCTGGTGACGGACCAGCTTGTAGTCCAGCTAGTGTTGCTCGCCCAATACCAACATCGAGATTAGCAATTCGTTGTTGTCTCTCATAATCAGGCCGCTGAAGAAGCTCTAGTCGCCGTTCTAGTGGCTCTAGCTGCTTCTTGTATTCCTCTGTAATTTGCTTTTCTTCGATATTGATGCGTTGAACATCAACTGCATTTTCTTTGAGCTTAACAGAAATATCGTCTAGCTTAACCTGTTGCTCATGGATAGCATCATTGCCCTCTTTGATAACCTTAGAGGCGGCATCATATTCAGGAAGCTTTTGTACCGGAACTTGTGCTCGATCTTCAGCTGCTCGTTGCTCGCGAGCTTTCTGGCCCATCTCCTGGAAGTTAGGTAAAATACCATCAAGATTTACCAGCTTCAATAATTCCGCAATTATTGAACCAATATATCCAACTATTCCAGCAGCGGCAACACCTACACCTTCAGCAGTGTCCTTCCATGCTTGACCGTGTTCATCAATCGCATTCGTTGCTTCGCCAGCCGCAGCAGACATTTGCTGGAAGAATCCAGCCGTAAAGCTTTGTCCAAGCTGTGCAATAAACGATTGAATTGTTGACAGGCGGCCTTGGAATGTTTGGCTTAAGCCCTCAATAAGTTGAGTGCTACCACCTGTCGCAGATACTGCCAATCTAACAAAGTCGGTAGTATCTGTCGCCTCACGGCGCAATTGCTGAAGCAGAGTTCGTGAAACATTAAAGCGGTCAGCAAATGATTGAGTATCGCCAGCTAGAAGTTCTCTAACCGCGTACGATGCACCCTCTAAACCTTGATACGGATTCGTTACTGCTAAAGCCCCTGTGAGCTTCAGCAGTTCTTGCATCTTCTCAATGTTACCATCTGTAACACGGAGAAGTTCTGTACCAACCTTAATAGTTTCTTCAGTACCGAATGGTGTAACATCCGCATACTTAGTTAGGTCAGCAATGACTTTACCGGCAGCAGTAGCTGAACCAGTGTAACGAGTAAGTTGGAGCGTTGATTGCTCCAACATACTGTTGTACTGAATGCCGGCTTGGAATCCTTGAATGAGGTTTCGAGTTAATGCTTCAGTGGCTTGACCAGCAGCAACGATGCTTGCAGCACCGACACCGAAACCAAGACCAATAGGAACGCCACCACCGAAACCAGTGCCACGGAATAAACCACGCAACGAACCTTCAGCGATACTCTTAAAGTTAAGAATATCCTTTTCGGCTGCTTGCGTATTTACGCGGATAGGAACATCTATGCCCTGCGCACGGAAACGTTGTTGCAGGCCACGGACCGCTTGCTCCATATTGTTTATGTCAGCAAGAGCGGTCTGTTTATTTATAATGTCAAAGCGTAAATTTAGGGAACGAACGGCGGCAGCGCCGAGTGACACAACGCGTTGCTCAAGTTGTGCAATCTCTTGAGTCGCGTTGCGCACATCGGCACGCACGCCAAAGGAAAATACTCCGCCGGCACCGGCTGTCATAAAGTGACTACCTAATCCGCCGGCATCGCTACTTGCATTAGCTTATCAAACTCCGCTTGCTCATCAGATGACAGACTAGGATCGGGCTTGTAGCCTTGCGCTTGCAAATTCCAAGTCAGCATCTTCATGGAGTTGATATTGGCCTCGATCTGCTTTTGCAAGTCTGTTTGGCTTTGATCTTCGAGTCTATCTACCCTTAACGATGGAAAGAAATCGGCTGGCTGGAATGGCTGTCCGTTTTCTCTCTTACTCCAAATATTCGCCATCACAGCGGTTTGAACGCCCGTACGCAAATCGAGAATATCTTGTTGAGCCTTTTTACGATCTGCTAATGCACGGAATTCTCGCGGTGTGATGTTCCAAAAATCTTCCTCAGTTAGCCCTAAATCTATGCGTCCGATTGCCCAGATGTCGAGCCAGCTGAGGGGTTTGCGTTTGGGTCCGACTCTTTGTCGTCATTTGTTGGATCAGGTTCCGGCAAGCTGCCATACACCACAGCATCTAGACGAGTGACCACGTATACAAAGTTAGCCATATCCATTCCCGGTAACATCTCTATATCTTCGATAGTAATTTCCGGGAACTTCCACAGCAGACACGCCCAAATCATTACAGCCACATGTTTAGCCGTGATGTTGGATACGCCACCAAGACCATTCCACATGTTGACGCCCAACATATCTTCAATCAACTGCATAGACTTGTTAGTCATTCGCAACTGATAGTAGTCCTCAGACTTATCTGGATCAAGCTCAATATTTACTGGCTTGACAAGAGTAGGCTTGACGGGTCTAGGTGCTGGACGTTCTTCTACCACTGGTTGCTCAACAGCGTTAGTCACTTCATCTTCACTTTTTGTGGCACCATTTGCAGCTTCTTTGGCGGCCATCTTTTGTCTCCTCAATTGCTTCTATGTACAGAGATAGATGAGATGCTTAACACCTCATCTATCTCAACCGTCTCATTGTTAAGCATCACAGGCGGTTGTTTTCTAGGTGGCCCCCCAAGTTGGAAGTGATGCAACGTTGATACGACAGTCAGCCGTCCACACACCATCGAAAGGTGCGTGTGGTCGGAACTGTGTTACGTAGCCTGAGAATGTGCACACAAGCGCCGGCGTGACGTTGTAGAACACCTTGAAATTTGTCTTGACTCGGGATAGAGTTTTCGACAGAAGTCCTGTGAGGTGGTCGTGTGTGGCATTCGATGGAATGTAGTAAATCTGGAACGTCAAGTCAGAAAGCGCCGGCAGGTTCGGAATTGACTCACGAATTCCACCCGGGCTTTCGTGTGTTGTGACTTCCAACATCGCGCCTTCAAGTCCAGGCACCGGAATCTCACGCATCTCGGCCACTGAAGTAAAGACTTCCGGCGATGCGCCATCACCCATCTTTAGCAGCGTACCAAACGCATGAATAGCATTAGCTGTCATTGATTATCTCCTCACTTCTTTGTTGTGCAAATCTCACGCACCACAGGGCTAGCCGAAGTTTCGATTAAGACCCAAATCGAGGATAGCGAAAACCACCTCCGCATGTTCTCCGGAGAAGTGCAAATACCCACTTGACTGTCGCCAGCCTGCGGTATTGAACTTGCTAAATACAACAATTCCACCGGCTGGAATGCTCAATGCTGAAACATCACCCAAACGTCCATATGGATCAGGCGCAGAGGTAATAGTTACTGTGCGTGCACCCGCACCGGTGTTACGCGCAATGAGGATTTGATCACCATTGAGCTTAAAGCGGTTGCCGTTTGCCGCGTCAGCAGCCGTGAATGTCAGCGTCAAATGAGGCGCTGCATCCGTAGGTGCCGGTAAAACTTGCGGCGTGAGGGTTGTTTGCGTCATTTACTGCACACCGCCTTCCACAAAATTACCCGCCTGATCGAAGATCGCCGGCATTTGCATCCAGTTAGGATGTGCCGCTGCTAGGTGCTGTTGCATACGATCTTTATAGTCGTACAGGCTAGATGTGATTACATCCCAACTACAGTAACCACACTGGAGAGTATCGTGACCGGCCCAAATTTTGTGCCAGTAGCCAGGAAAATCTCCATCTTCAAGATTGACGCCGGCAGCTTTAGCGCGAGCTTCGATCAGCTTTGCTTGCGCATCAGCCAAAGCTTCTTTTCCTTTGAGTTGCACTTCTGCATACTCGCGCTCAGCTTTGACTAAATCTTGATGCGCCTTAGTTACTTCCGGCGACTCATCTTCATCCGGAGGTGGAGACGGAGTTATCCACGGTTGCGCGGCTCTCTGCGCCTGTGGTGGCGTAGGAGTTGCCGGTTGTTCCTTTGGAGCATTCGTATCTTTGTCGTCGGCCATGATGACTAATGGACCTCCCTAACTAAAGTTCTTGAACACACCGAAATTCACGGTGTACTGATGTCGTTTGGCTGTGTCTAGTCCGATATAGATTACGCTCGTAATGGCTTCTACGCGCTGATAGAACGTACCATTAAGTGTCACGTTCGTTAGACACAACGCTCCCATCAATTGCTTTGCGCGAAGTTGCGCGGCCTCTGGATCAAAACTCCGTGTGCGTGCCTGTATTGATGGTCGTTCATACGCTGGTTTCGTTGTGTCCTCGTGCTTATATATCGGCGACAAGCCTTCATATTGTTCAAGAACAACTACATCATCCGGCGTATCAGGTAAACCTCCAATAGATACATCATCACCCTGACCTATAGAAGTAAGATAATCTTGGAGGTCAGCTTTAATACTGTCGCTCATTTTTTAGATTCGACCCATCGGCGCAACGGTACTTCAATATACTTCGCCTGCCCATGAGGATGTTCGTATTCCAAATTCTCATGCTGAATACGAGCATAATCTACCTTTTCACCGCCGAATGCGATGCCGCTTTCCAAGTCGCCGCTTCCAGTTATCTTTGGAGGAATTACTCGGCCAGTATCCCGTAGATCGCCCGTATCAATAGGAACGTAATTGTCCTTGATGTCTTGCAAGACATCATTAAGCTCGTCATTTATTTCTTGTACGAGCGCTTGTTTAGCAGCCTCAAACCACTGATTGATAGCCATCGTGGCTACTTCTGTGTTGGCAACTGCCTTGAATTCGATGCTTGCCATGTTACGTGTAAATCACCAAGTGATTTAGTTCCGGGATTCCGTCGTTCTTCTCAAGAGATATGATTACCGGTTGCGAACCATCTGGCAGTGTAATTTGATGCTCTGCTTTTATATCTGGAAAGCTATCCAGATATGTAAGAGTATCATCATTATTGACCACCACAGGGGCTACGGCTATCCTAGCTCTAGCTATTGCTTCCTCTCCTGAAATCGTACGTATTTCTATCGGCTTGTATACAACCAGCGCTCGGTAGCGCACTGCGGTTGCGTATGTTGCACGATTGTATCTATCGATAGAAATACGTTCGGCTAGCGATATGATGTGCGGCATTAGTTCCAACACACCATCGTCGAATTTCACCATAGAGTTAGCCGATAAACTCAGCTACTCCAAGAGCTACTAAGCCAGCACCAACTTTGAAGTCCATTTGGCCCATTGCGGTGAATATCAGCGCAACAATGGCGACGCCGGCACCGATGATTGCACTAGCCATTGGGTAGTTTTTCATGTTGTCTCCCCTATCTGAATGAGGAATTCGCGATCTGTGTGTGGGTACTTAGGTTCGAAAGCCGCGATCTCGTCAATGGAAGCTGCACCACTGACGAGTGCGGCACCAGCAACTTGTTTCGCGATGTCAGCGATAGTTGTATCTAGCTTTCTTTGTAGTGCTCGCGTTCGCTGCGAATGCTCTACGCTAAGTGTGTCATTTTTGGTATCAACCTTATTAATGACACGCGCTAGAACAAGTTCGATGGCATCACGTTTGGATAGCAATTTACGGAGGGAAGATGGAATGCCCGAATGCGATTCCCAAATCACGTCAATATTTGAAGCGATGATGCCCGTATCAGCCGGATCGGGATAGGGATTCCCTCTAGCATCTACGTCACCCACCGTATCAATTATTAACTGTTTGATTTGATCTTCAGCTATGGGCATTCCATCACCTCAGTAAGCTTGTAGCTTGACCCCCGCGATAAGCTACAAACTACCTCTTATCGTCATCCTTCTTAGGTGTTGACGATGCACCGGACGATGTTGATTCCTTCGCCTTATCTCCGGTCAAACCAGCTTGTTCGTTTTCGAGCTTCACTTGATCAACACCGGTGCCGCCCCCTGTGGGGATAGACTTGGGTTGATCATCCTGAAACTCGTCCACATCAACACCGGAAGCATCTCTAGCAGCCGCTTCCTCTTCGAACATGCGCACGGTTGATAGCAGATTAGTTACCGGATTGCGGTGAGGATTGTAGCCGTTGTCATCTTCGCGAGCCTCGAGTGCACGCACCTCAAAAGGATTCATGACTCGAATAGAGCCCATCTTCTCGGCCCATTCAAGATCAGCACCTTTTGCATCGGCTGCCTCGATGACATCACCACGTACGAATTGGAACGGATCGCCCCAACCGTACGTATCAACCATTACCTCGTAAGTCTTGCCTGCCATTTATTTCCTCCTACTACGCCGACGCGCTGCCGGACGTAGTACGTGTAATGCGAATCTTGCTCGCTGTCCAATCTTTCCTTTTTTCTTCGCCGCTGCACGCAGCTTTGCAGCGGGAATAGGTTTGCCTTTCTTTACTCGCAAAGCCGACCGTAACGCTCCCGGCTTTTTAATAGCCTTTTGAATGAATCGTTTTGGTCGAGCTTTGCGAGTAGCCATGACAGAACCTTAGCTAGCTAGTTAGACAGTCGCGACAACGATGGCCGAAGGGTGATACAGGATTGGTCCACCATTGTGTCCGTCGTGAACCTCAATCGTCCTTGGAACACGATCAGGATCATCAACAGTTTTCATGTATGGGCCAGCGCTGGCACCGGGATTGTTGGCATTACGCGTAAGGCGATACTCACCAACTGGTGCGCCATCAGTACGTGCACCGATAACGATTGCCTTGTTGTTTGGAATGAACAAGGTAAATGTACCGGAGTCGTTGAGGTAGCCACGATCATAGATCGCGATGTTCGGAAGATCGTCCTGGGAAAGAAGTTCGTTGAGTTGGTTCGGTCCGTTTACAGTTTGGAAACCGGTAACACGTCGGCCACCGAGGTCGGCAGCATTTGTATTAGCGATCATCTGATTGAACGTGGTGCGGTTCATGTACACAACCGCACGCGAACCAAAGTCAACACTGTAGCCACGTGACTTCAGCTGAATTGCACGAAGATCAGCAAGAGGTGTTGCAGTCGCAACTGTGCCCCACGCTGTGCCCGCTGAATACGTCTGCGTTGTGTACGCATCCGTATGCAATACGCTGTTACCATCGGCTACAGAGAATGTGCCTGTGGAAACGAGAGTCCAGCCGATCTGCTCGATACGATCAAGACGCCGGACCAAAAGCTGATCTTGCTTCTCACGAACAAGATCATCGATGTTGATGGCATCATTGAGCGTACCGAATTGTCGCCGCGCTGTGATGTCGCGCTCGTTGATGACCATGAATTCACCATAGACACCCGGTTCCATGATGTATCGTTTGCCACCAACATTCTTCACACGCGAAGGATCGCCATCGAGTCCACGAACCTGCTGTAGACCGACGAAATTATCTTTTTGTTCCCAAGCGAGAACATGATCGTCAACTTCAACAAGATCGAGGAAATCAAAGATGCGACGACCCTCCATAAAGGTCGGCAATAGCGTCTGAGCAACTTGCTTCAGGGCGATATCGCTTGGGTAAATAAGATCCAAAGTCTTGTCCTCCTCCTACTAAACTTTAAGCTACAAATTCTTCATGGTCGATGCCTTCAAGCATCAATCGTCCGGAACCAATAGAACGGCCAAGCGTGTCGATTGCGTACTGGTCTAGGTCCACTAAATCATCAATATCAAACACGCCAGTTACATACGCCGGCAATGCGACGACATTTTGTGGAACTATCCAGTTGTCCTCCACATTCGATTTCACAGCGCGGCCGTCTGTATCTATAGTCACGCTGTATTTGAGAATTACCAATGGCTCCTCAGAACCATCGTTGTTCAATGGATTGTATGGTGCGAACGTGCCGGGAGATGCTGTGAGTTCACCGAGTAGTTGACCTGCTTTGTAAACACCTTCTTGCAGGTTAACGTACTCAGTTAGAGGTTCGGATGATCCCTCAGAAGGATCAAGCCGTAAACCTCCATACATCCTCACAGCATTTACCGGCATATCATCACCACAGGTGGCTAGCTGCCTGTTACTAGCAGTTCGCCGGCGGTCGAATTACCGCGAACGAGACGACCGAGGCCAGCGATGCTGTTGGCTGTAACACCAACAAGATCAGCTACAGAGAACAAACCATTTCTGAAGGCAGAAATAGATTTCGCTGGCTGACCCCACTCAGAAACACCGGTGGTATCGCCAATCCAAATGTTGCCATCTGTATCGACGACACAACCATATTCCAGCAACATCGATGGTGATGCTGGATTGGTTGTCGAAGAACTGTTAGTCGAGTTGTACGCACCGTATGTGCCGGGCGTGCTTGGAAGCTCGCCAATAATCGTTCCCGCAGCATAGGTGCCAGAACGAAGGTTGACATTTTCTTTGCGTGCAGCTTTCGGATTCTTTAGCGGAATGAGCCGCGTATCCGAAAAGCTCAACTGTGCTGCCGTTGGCATCTGTTAGAACCTCCTAAATAGGATGTGCGAAGTCTAGTTTGTTGCGAAACGAGTTAGCGCGTGTTGAGTGGCTGGCCTGTCTTGATTGCCTTCAACACGGACTTACCGGTTGAAGTCTTACCAATGAGAGCTTCAAGCTGCTCGGAATCAAGCGGTCGATCATCGTGCTGAGTACCGGTTGCGCGATCACCACGATTGAGAACGTCAGCGAGTGCCGGAGCAAGTTGCTCCATTGTCAACTGATGCTGAGGACGTGCCGCAAACATCTTCTTAATCAGATCAACGCGACAAACAGAACCACCGATGCGGAGGTCATCTTGTGCAGCCTGCGTGAGTGCCGAAATCATCGCCTCACGTTCTGCTGGAAATGCACGACGTTCTGCAATCTGAACATCTGCAAATCCACGTGCCTCAGCCGAATGACGTTCCATGTGTAGAGCTTCAAGCTGCTGCTCTAGTGCCCTCACACGTTGTGCATCATTCGAGTGATTGTCCGCACCAGTTGGCGGAACATCTGAACTCGTTCGCACAGCCTCCTCCTCCGCTACCGTAGCTTCCATAGACATAGGATCACCTCCACTAGGATTTGTTGTTACTGCTGGAATATTATTCGCTGTTATTGTCACCGGATTAGTTGAAGTCGTTGCAGAGTTCGGAACACCAACTAACTTGCCGATGCGCTCTGCTACAAAATTACCCACAGCTTCAGCATTGAGCGCCCCGCCATTGTGATTAATGTGCACTGTTGCTGGCTTGACTTCAACTTTTGCATCTGACTCACGTTTTGTTGATGACTCTAGACCTCTCAATTCGCGCATGCTATTTAGCGTGGCAGTAAATGATCCCACTTCATCTGCTAGACCGGACTCCACAGCGTTCCGACCGATTTTTACCCAACCATTGCCGAAATTCTCCATGACGTTAGAGATATCGACACCACGATTACGAGCAACCTTCTCGATGAACACCTCACACATGGAGTCAACCATTTGCTGCACACGTCCTGAGCCATCTTCTTGATACAGAGGACGCTTGTAGGGCGACTGTGAAGAAATGAATTCGATGTAATTCTCGCCCTCACCCGGCGGCTTACTCATAGCCGCAATAACGCCAATAGAGCCGAGTGCAGCAGTGTCCGCTGCAATGATCTTATCGGCTGCTGAGGCAATCCAATATGCCGCAGATGCGCACAAGTCATCAGCGTATGCATAAATAGGTTTCTTGCCACGTGCGTTGTAAATCATATCTGCAAATTCACTAACGCCCGCAGCTTCGCCGCCAGGAGAATCTATCTCTAACAGAATGGATTCAACCGCATCATTGTTAACGAGGCTATTGAAATCTCTGGCAAGCATATCAAGCGACGTGGCACCGGAGAATTCAGTAAAGAGATTTGCATGGCGGAAGATTGGCCCTTCAATTGGTAGGACTCCCACGCCATTTTTTATGTCTGATGCAAACGTGTTGTCTAGCGGCGCAAGCTTTTGCTCCCGCACTGCTTTCCACGCTTCTATATCATTACTACGTGTAGCAATAAGAACCATCTGACGTAACGCTGGCTCCGTAATGGCCCACGTCAAACGGCAGAGCATATCAATTGCTCTGATTTTAGCCATTGTTACCCC